TAACAATAGCCCCACCCGGTTGCAGTCTTTGTCGTGGTCCGGATGAATAGTATTCCCATGCGTTGTCTAAAGCGGTGGGTGATAGAGCATCTTACTCGCTGTGAATATCATCGAGTACTAGCAAATCAGCTCCCCGTCCAGTAACGGCTCCGCCGATACCAGAATAAAACGCTTCGCCGCCCCCGTTGGTTTCCCAACGTCCTGCTGATTTACTATCGGCTTTTAGCGCCACCCCTGGAAAAACATGTTGGTAATCGGGAGAATCAATAATGTCTCTGACTCTTCGTCCAAAACGAAAGGCAAGTTCAGCAGTATGGGTAATCTGCATCACTTTTAACTTCGGGTTTCTACCTAAGACCCAAGAAGGGAAATAAGTAGAAGCAAATTCACTCTTCGTATGCCGTGGTGGCATATTAATAATCAGTCTTTTCAGCTCGCCTCGTGCAACTCGTTCGAGCTTTTCAGCAAATATTTGGTGGTGTCGACCTTCTACAAAGTCGGGCCACATGTGTTTGACGTAAGTCAGAAAGCTTTCTGCGCCATTGCGTTGGAGCTGTTTAGCGTTTAATGCCTCTGTTAGTTTAAGTAATTCCTTTGTTGCATCAGGGTATTGCTCAGCTAAACGTTCCAAATCAATATCTACATCATACGCCGGTTTATTTCTTTTTGACATTTATTAATCTTCTTCTTTTTAGAATTAGGGTTGTTTATATAGGATAACAAGTCTTTGGTCGATGTTCCTTTCATCCAATGATGACGGACCAAGGTCTTTCTAGTATCTCGGTCATAGATTTTTTCTGAAGGTTTAAATTTAATCGGCATCTTCTTTTGTCTTAACAATATTTTTACACCACCAATAGAGTTCGCTGTCTCCCAAAGTATGCTTCATTGTGTTTACTCGTTGTGTTACTAACTGTATGTTACCTATTATATAGTCTTTATTGCCGTCTTTTCTATCAATACTGACATTAAGCTCTTGTTTACCTTCTCCTGCTTGCCAGGTCATAAAAACTCCTGATAGAGCACAACAACCTTTTTGCGCTTCCCAAAGTTCGTCTAAATGTTCTAGGTCTATCTCCCATTCCATGCCTTGTTTTATTCTATTTGATTTTAATTTGTGAAAAATTTGTGAAAGATAAGCGTGAGGGGAGCCGCTTTTTAAAAGGTTTCGTTGGTTTGCTTGGCAGCGTTTACAAGTGCTTCGTTGATATTTTACTGAATTATTTGTACCACTATTAAACTCTGAGTTTGAGAGACTCCTTTTACAAATTATACATACAAATTTTTTTGCCATATTTTTTGAAAATTATAAAAAATTTTTTTACATGGGACTCCTACCCTTTTTTGTTATAGGCGGACAAAAACAAAATGTCAAATTTTCTGAATATTCTGTACCCGTCTGTTTCTTTCTCTAAAGAGAAGGATAGACATGCAAGCAAATGGGGGGGGATGGGGTATTAGTATTATCAGCGTTACTAGAGTTTCCATATCTTATTGGTCTATTAACGCTTACTAATACCCCATCCCCCCCCATTTGCTTGCATGTAGGGCGGCGGCTAAAGATAGCGAGCGCGTCTAAGGCTCTTAGATGATGGCTAAGAGCCTTGTATGGTTAGCCTACGAAGGCATTGGTACTTGTTACTAGTCTCAATAGATTAGGGATTCTTTGTCCTTGATCCTTGCCTATATAATGTGGTGGCTCAATGCCCTCTTGTTGCATGGCTACATGGTGTTCATGTTCAAGGAACAAATCATCTACCACATGGTGTGGTAGATGAAGTACACAGATGTGCTTAGTTTGCATTGGTTAATCGTTCTGCATCACCATTGCCCACTAGATGCTCGATAGTCTCCATAGCATCTTGTTGCTCTGCTGTTGCTGTTCCTTGATTTCTTAGTGCAAACATTTGTACCATTAGCATGATAGTTCTAACATCATCTGCATGAATATCAGCGCTTATCATTGCCATTGGTATGTTTAGGTCTGTTATATCTTGTGGCATTATGCCCTCCTTGTTTTTGTGATGGGGAAGTATTCCCTATCTACTAACCACTTTACAGACATCTATGGGATAAGTTAAGACATTTAATTACTTATTTGTCAATTAAATGTCTTGACTTATATACCATATATCCCTTATTATAGAGGGGTTCACAATTAAACAAATGGAGGAATTATGAGCAATTTAATAAACACAGAGATGGAAGAAAGAATAACTGATGAGGTCTACAATGATGACAGCCTTAGTATGAGACAGGTACTCTTGGCAGTCAAAGTAGCATTCAACTTACCTACCCTAGACATGGCTAGAATGAAAGTCGTAGAGCAAAGAGTCTACCAATGGAGAAAGGATAATGAGTAAAATAACCGATCTTATCGTTGAACAAATTGAGCAAGGACAAAACGCTCTGAAACAAGGACACAATATCCGAAGGGAGCAATTACTGACGAAAGGGTTTAAACCGATACATTTTTATAACTATGAAAGTTGTGAGAGTTTTAAAATAGTTTCAAGAGAAGGATTGATAGCTTGGATAAATGACCAAGATCTTTTTCATGCTGCTTTTGATACTTACGAACAATTAGAAGAATTAAAAGAACATAATATCCGAATGGAACATGATCATCTAGTAAATGAAACGGCAATGGAGCATGGACTTCATGTTGATGATGACCGAGATGAGATTCTATCTATAATAATAGAAGAGAGGTCGGACAATGAATAATATAATCCACGCTATCGAAGCATTAGCGATTATCTTTACACTTGCTTCGCCTTATATTGTTTATCAACTATGGACTACAACAAGCAGTATTCTATTTGCTTTGTTTGTTTGTCTTTTTACGGGAGTAACAGCGTTCGTTTCTTTTGTAGCTGTCTATGCTTGGGCTACCTACTTATGAGATAGGTTAGCCCTCCCTCCGAAACCCGCCCTCAGAAATGTCGGCGGGTTTTTTATTGCTTGACATTTCCACTGGCCTGCAGCCTGGCCACAACTCCGTTTAGATAGAAAAGACAAGCAAGCGCTTCGCCTTGCCCGCCATTCTCTTCGTTCTGGCCCGGCATTGCTTGTCTCCTCCGCTAGAACAGACAAGCAAGGGTTGTATTCTTATGAGAAATGTCTTATAATTGCCTCGTACTTTCCTCCTTGTTAGTACATGAAACCACCGCGTTGACCTCCATCTTCTCGGTGGTTTTTTACTTGTAGGATCCGTGCAGCCTGGCCGTCCTTTTTCTTTTAGATAGAAAAGACAAGCAAGCAATCATTCTTGTTGTGTTGATGTATAACACAACTGATTGCTTGCTTGTCTTTGGGCGGCGGACAAAACAAACGAGCCTTATTTATATGGGATATTTATTTGCATTTGTATGGGATATTTGAGATAATAGTATTTCAATTAATAATGAGGAGAACGATATGGGAATGGACGTTTATGGATTAAATCCAACAACAAAAGCACCCTCTAGACCTGAACATGACGACTATGATTCTGAGGATTGGAAAGCCTACTTTGATGGTCAGAATGAAGCGGGACAATACTTTAGAAACAACGTATGGTTTTGGCGTCCGCTTTGGGATTATGTTTCGACTGCTTGCTCTGACTATATAACAGAAGAAGATTTAGAGTATGGACACTCCAACAGCGGGCATATTATAGGCGCTGAACAATGCAAAGCAATAGCCAATGTTCTTGCTACCAAACTCTTGGACGGAAGCGTTAAGGAGTACATGGAAGAAAGACAGAAAGCACTTGATGCTCTGCCCTTGGACAAATGCCAACATTGCGAAGGCACAGGAGAAAGAGACGATATACATGTGCAAGGCACTTGTAACGCTTGTCATGGTGAGGGAGAAGTCAAGAACTTTAACACGCATTACCCCTTCACAATCGAGAATGTCAAGGAGTTTCAAATCTTCGCTAAGAACTGCGGTGGCTTTGAGATATGTTAGAGCTTGCAATATTCGCAGCTTTTTTGGTCGCTTTGTTTGGAATCTTAGCGACCATTGGAGGTTAAATAAGGGTGGTATAGGCGGCAAATCTTTAGCCTAGAGCAGTCAGGGTCGACTGCATTAACAAAAACGAGGCCGGGCTATCCATACCAACCGAGAACCCCCAACAGAAATGTTGGGGGTTTTTTTGTGCTTGATCTGAAACACCCGTTCATCGCCGTCTGCCCTGGGAAGACGGATCCGTTTAGATAGAAAAGACAAGCAAGCAGTCTTTTCTAGGTCGCCGATCCGATTAACGAGCTGACCCAGGGAAGACGGATCCGTTTAGATAGAAAAGACAAGCAAGCACACCAATCGCGACATTACCTGCACCCGTCGTACGCAGCCCAGGGCACGCCGTGCCTTTTGTCAGAACAG